CGGTGATCCTGCAGGTGAATTAGGAACACAAATAAGTGAATACGATACTGAACTTAATTATCCAGGATCGATTTCATATGTAACCGAGAACGGTGACCAGTATTGGGCATACTTCTCACAAATTGAAAAGGACATATAATGATAGGTGAAGAAAGATTTATTACTGCTATATTAACACAGGCAGTTGAGGATGCTTCTTATACAGGCAAAAGTAAAAAGTATTTGAAACATAAAGTTGACGCCATGGATTGGTTATTAAACGAAGATAATGAAGATCATGATGTCTTTATAAATTACTGCACTATGATAGGCGTATCGCCATCTAGAGTTCAAAACAAAGTTAGAGTTCATTTGAATCCAAAACTAACAACAAAACAAAAAACAATTATGAAAGGACTACATTAATGATAGATTACAAATTTAATGAGAATCAAATAATACATGATATTAAAACTTATGTTGACAAAACATATGATTCACATTATGCACAAACCAAAAACTATCAAGCGACCGAGATTATTATAGATCAAGGTCATGGCACAGGTTTCTGCATGGGCAATATTTTAAAGTATGCTCAAAGATACGGCAAGAAAGAAGGTCGTAATAAAAATGATCTAATGAAAGTGATACATTATGCAATCATACAATTATCACAAGATCATTATAAAAATGATTCGCCTTTACAATCACCATTGATTGAGAAGTATAAAAATGTTTAAGTTTATTCTAGGTATGATTGTCGGTTGATTTATTGTACATATGAATCCTGATATACTGATAGACATACTTGCTTTTCTTCTATCCAAGCTAGCTTAGCTAGCCTCTTAGAAGGACGCACATGACTACTTATAAAAAATAAGATCCTCATATTTGGGGGTGTAGTTCAGTTGGTTAGAACGCTTCCCTGTCACGGAAGAGGCCGAGGGTTCGAGTCCCTTCACTCCCGCCATCTCATAAACGCATAGTAGCTGTATAGGACTAACAACACAAACCGATGGCAAAGTCATCTATATATTTGTGAATGAAAGGAATACTATGCAATCAATTATACAATTCTTCACATCAATGGGTAAAGTTTTTAACGGCACTAATATTGATAATGTGGATCCAAATCTTGTTCGCTACTTCCGAACTGAATATGGCTCAGGGTGGAAAGACGAACTCAATTTTCACATATACAACATCAATCAAAAAAAAGGAGATTAACTAAAATGAGAAAACCAATATGGGCAGGATCATCAAGCTCACAAAGTTTCAAATATTCAAATCTAAATCTTTTAAGAATAGCACTTGCAGGCGCCACATCAGGTTGGCAAAGTAAGAGAGTATGTTTATGGTAAAAGAACTTTTAGAATGGATTAAAAATTATAATCTGTATGAATCAAAAGAACAGATTATTGAAAACTATTTAGCGAAATCAAAAGATCACGCTGATTTAGATTATAGAATGAAGCAATTAGATCATGCTTCGTTCAACGGAAAAAATCACTCATTCTTGTATAAACATCTATACTAGAGAAATTCTATAAAAAAAGTATCTTATAGCCGCCGCCTAGGTGATTTGTAAAGGTACGTCTGTATGATAGTACCCCCTCGATTTGAGGGGATACCGTCTAATATTCTTAAAACGAAAATTTAGTTCCGATTGACCACGATTGTGTATCAGTAACAGAACCTTCATTATCCGCCATTTCAGTTTCAGCATATAATTTTAAATCTGCTGAAAGATCGTGTGATAGACCAACAGTTGTAAAAGCGCCTGTTCCTTCTTTATCGCCATATCCGACAGATAACATTTTAAAAGAACCAGCAACTTCCCATGCTGTTAAATCAGTAGCAGCGTCTTTCATTGTATAACTAGAAGCGATAGATAAATCATCGCTAATCTCAGTAGTCATTCCAACACCATAATAGAATGTATCGTTAGCTTCATCAGAAGCAAGACCACCAGATATACTGACACCATCTACAATATCTACGGAAGCAGACCACTCATAAGAATCAACGCCATCTTTACCAGAAGCACCATCAACAACACCTAAAGCGTTAATTGAAACTTGTCCTAATGATTTCGAATATGCGATTGAGTTTGAACTTCTTGTTCCATAAGAGAACGAAGAACTACCACCATATACTTCAAAGATACTTGCTGTACTAGCAACATTATCTGTAAATGGATGTGATTGACGACCAAGTGATATATCACCTATACTGTTTGCACTTAGACCAACATATGCTAGTCTTGAATCAAAAGTGTTCGAACCAGAATCATCTGTGTCCACACCAACTTCTAATTTTGCAAACCCTATAACTGATTGACCTTCAACACCAATATCGTCAATATCAATACCGATTTTAGAACCGTTATCTTCTAACTTATTGTAAGCATTGCCAGATGAATCTTCATCATTTGACCACTTGTAATTGAATGTACCGTAGGGCGTTATTTCAGCTGCGGTTGCAGCTGTCGTGAAAAGTGCTACTAGACCAGCAGCAATATATTTAATCATTTTACTTTCTCCTTAATTGAAAGAGGTTTTTGATATCTCGCTCACTTTCGTGTCATGATATATTGTTTTATTTATATGTGTGAGGTATTAGTTATTGACGGGAGCGTTTGCACGCCATTGATAACAAGACCAATATCTTGCTGTTGTCTTATCTTTTGCTGTATCACAATTATGTCTTGCACGAAAAGATTTTCTACGAGCAGGATCGTCTCGTTTAATACTTAAACCTGTTGTATCACCAAAAGAAACTTTAATTACATTACCTTTTTTATTCTTTACATAGACATAGAACTTCTTACTACCACCTCGTATCGGGTCATTCAGTTTCACCTTCTTACCTTGATACTCTGCTTCTGTAATCTCTAAATCTTTATAAGTGTTTTCACAAAGACAATCAATTGCTTCTACTTGTTTAAATGTTTTCATATTGAATATTTATAAGAGATTTTTCCAGAGGATTTTTTTACGATTTTTTTTCTACGTTTTTGGCTGAGTTTTCACATAGATAAAGGTCTTGTTGCAATACCCACAAGTAACCTCGTTCTTCTCTCCGATTCTATAATATACAAGAGGGTGATCTTCTGCTTCTCCACAGGTCACCTCTCTTGTATGTACTATTTCTTTACCAACCGCCATCATCTTCTGCTATTTTATCGTCAACTGTTTCTACACGATTATATTCGCTTTTATCTTGACTAATCATATAGCACATGGCCTGTATATCTTGTATCATATTGTCAATAGCAGACTGAGACGCTTTTGGTATACCATACTTCATAGTGTCTAGTTTATCTGCCTTTTCTTTAATCACTCTTATCTTCCATATAAAATCACTTACTTTGTGTAACAATGTCTTTCCCCTTATTAAATAGTTCTAACTGTATATTCTTATACCTCGCCTGCGTTTCTTTCTTGCTCTTTCTACTCTGTCGTAAAGTCATACTATGTAAACGATCTTTTACTTTGAGTTTTTGTTTCTTGAGGTCTGTAATCAATTCTCGATTATGATAATTCTTACGTTCTAGATTCTCGATTTGTTTATCTAGATTTTTATGTAGAGCTTGTGCTCTGGCGTCATAAGCAGTTGTCATATATTCTCCTTCTCCAAAAAAAAATTTGAATAAACTTCCAAACAGGTACTCCTAGTTTAGAAGTCTGTCATAATTATTTAGTTGTTTCAGGAGGTATGTTATGTAATGTCAAACAGATCCCTTACAGTACTCAGCAGGTACTGCTCAGATTTTGCATACACTAGTTTAGTTCTATCTCGTTGCCATTAATATCTTGTAGCGTTGCGTTCATTTGATGGGTGTTCTCTGCACTCTCTGTCTTACTCTTAGATGTCTCTGTGATTGCACCGCCCACTTTAATGTTTAACGCCTGTGCTACATCTATGTTCATGTTCTTACCAGCCTTGAGGTTCACATCGCCTAGCTGACTAATGAGGTTGATGTCGCCGTTCTGTACTTCGACTGATACATTTGCACCGGCACCTACTTCGATTGTAACATTTGCCTTGGCCCCTACTTCTATGTTATAGTTATTGCCTTCTTCAGCAGAAGCATTGACCTTTACTCTTAAACCTTTGTCAAGCGTTGCCTT